AGATACAATACTCCAAAAAAGGAGCAAATCTACCGCAGTCTCTCATTCACCGAAACGGCCAAGTAACGGATCTCTGAGATAAAACAATAAACCAAAACAAATGATTTAATGGGTCCAACAAGCATACAGTGCCATCAGCCACGAAGACTGACTACTGCATACAACGGGATGGGGGTAGGGGAAAGGAACGCAGCCAGTGATCGATTAACGAAAATATACAACAACTGACAGTGCCATCTTACGAGTTTATTGAGTCCTTTTGGGTGGCAAGCCCCAAAAAAGGAAAGTTATTTGCCAACGTTTAATTGGGATCTGGTGTCCTCATGACACCACTCCCAACCGTATGCATGGTCAGAGATGGGATAGTGGCCAAAACCTCACCAGTAGTTGGTCTAGATTTCGCAAACACTTTTGCCGCAATAGCAACGGCATCAATATCCCACTTCCCATCTTTGAGCATGTAACCACAAAAAGACACACCATCTTCTGCATGACAAGTCAAACCACAGTCGGTATATCTTTTTTCAACGTCGGCAATACACTTCCCATCCCCCCTCAAAACCACGTCATCACCCTGCGTACAAAAAGTTGGAGCAACATCTTTCAACAGCGATTCATGCATAACATTATTTCCGCTCAAAGTGTAAATCAAGCCAGAAGGCCAGCAATGAACACCTTGAGGAAAGGTGTACTGCTTACCCTCCAACTGATAAACACCATTACAGACAACCATATCCCAATGGTTGGCTATCTGTTTCGCAGCAATCTGCTGAGGTACGGCAATCGCTCTACCTTGGAAACTGAGTACAAATAGTTGTAGTTGAGTAAAAAACTCAATCACTAACTCTCTAGGAATGGACTGATCCCACAACTTGACATCTGATGAGTACAATGACTCTCTCCCTAGTCGTTTGATGACAGAGGTAAGTGCAACACCTATAGCTGAATAAGGCCACTGTCCTTTACTCAACCTTTCTTTATTGCGCAAAGCCAACAAATCATCCAATACGACAATCTTACCACCGGCAAAGAGACTAGTACGAACCAACATAGCATAAGTAACTGCAGGGTCGACCAACTGAATGATCCTATGTTTCCCTGCTTCTAACTTAGCCAATGGTATCGGTTCATCTTTACCACTGATACGAGTGGGTAATCTAGTATGTGGGTTGTCATAACATTCTTTGCAAATAGTCAAGAATTTCTTCAAAGATTCCTGTGTAGGTTGATTATACCATGCAATTAAAACCTCATCCTTATTCTTGCAACCATTTGTTTTCCAGTTTCCTGCTGAACCCTTTGTCCCAAAAACTCGCTCCAACAAAACAATGGTTTCTGGATTGGCTGTGTCAAAACATTTTGTAGCATCAAAAGGGATTGCACCATCGGGAACGAACTTAGCAACATCACCAAAAATCTCTTGCATATTGCTCACTATCGTCTCCAACAATGCCTTGGAACCAACATCTTTAAGTTTAGTAGCCTTCACCTCACACAGTCTATTCATCATAGTCATATCCGTGTGTGGAGTGTTTGGATAATAATAACTCTCTGCTGAATTCCTAGAATTAATCCCAAAAGATTTCGTCCATTTGCCAACATAAGAAAAAGTGACACTGGACTGAACCTGTTTCTTTAAAGGCACCAACAATACTGTTGAGGCTTTCTCTGCAAACATGCGATCCAAATTGTCCCTAATCTTAGCAGACTCCCTTTCACTAAAGAACCTGCTGTTAGTGATGGCCTCTTCCTCAAAAGTTTCCTTTTTGACATTCTGATCAACAACAGGAGGGGCTAAGACATGCGCCTTCCGCACAACGGCCAGAGGTTCATTAGTTGGCTCAAAATTGGATGGAATGCAAACACAAATATTGTAAGAATTGCCTTCTGTCCCAACATGAACACCAGCTATATAAGCTTTGGATGCCTTATCATAGCCAATAACAGGAGACCCACAATCTCCCGGAACTGTTGTAACATGATGTCTGCCTAAAGTACCATTGCTTTCCGTAGACATCTCCACAACTGCATTGTGCGTGACACCGTGCCGTAACAATTGCACTGTAACAACAGTCGTCAATGCATGTGGAGAACTCATAGGGAGACCTCTAACACCATGAACGGGAATGAAAACTGCAGCAACTGAATCTGTAGATCCCATAGAGACAATAATGAAGTTACGATCTTGTAATTCTTTGAGTCTGATTACTTCAAATCTTTTGACATTACCTTGATAAACGAACTCTAAAACACCAAGAGTGGGTAGTAAATTTCTCAACATGGCAATACCTACAAAAGGTTCTTTTCCTATGAGGGAATCAATGTTGATTAAAAACCCACCCTCTGTGATTGTACAAACATGAGTGTCACTGAGTTCATTACGACGATAATTAAAAGTGGTAATCGAATCTGGACAAGCATAAACCCTGCCCCTTCCTTCCTTAAAAGATTGCGATTTGCCACCTTTATATTTACCGCCTTTATAACCCGTAAATTCATCTGCTTTGTGCACAAA